AGGTTGTCCACATATATTAGCAGAGCCTCAGAGTACAAATCTTTTTATTAATAGCATTTGGGATGGTGGCACTGATAATGTTTCAGCACCTACAAGTTGGTCTTTGAATGATATATCAGACCCTATTTATACTTACTCTACAAGCCAATATACATCAGGAAAAAAAATAAACATTCAAGGAACAGGAAGTAGGTTAATATTAAGTCAAACAGTAACAATATCAAGTAATTCCTTTGTAAATGCTTCGGTTAAAGTAAAATATATTTCAGGCAGTTTTGCTGTTAGCAGAATTGCCTCTACTTTATCTCCTCCTGCCGATAGTACAAATACTTATTACTACAATGGGATTCTTGTTTCTTCTAATTTTACACCTACAGAAGATGGTATTTTAGAAATGAGAGTTTCTTCTGTTACAGGGGGTTCTGTTGGTGTTAGATTAGGCTTGGGAACAAGTGGAGCTGCAACAGGACATATAGAATTAGATATGCCACAATGCGAAACTTTAACTTATCGTACAAGTTTTATTCCAACAACAACATCTACGGTTACAAGAAACCAAGACCAATTCTCAAGAGATGGTATAGGTAGTTTGATTAATAGTACAGAGGGTGTTTTGTTTGCTGAAATTCAAGGATTTGCCAACTATAATTTACAAAGAGTTATGAGCTTAAGTGATGGGAGTAGTAATGTTAATACCGTACAATTGGGAATTTTAAATAGTACATCAAATTATAAGATATTTGTTTCTGTTAGAGTTGGCTCATCTTTTCAGGCTTTTATGACTTACGATTTAGGAGCTATAGTGCCTACAATGGTTAAAGTTGCTATAAAATATAAAGAAAATGATTTTGCTTTATGGGTTGATGGAGTGGAGAGAGCAACCGATACAAGTGGATTGACTTTTAGTGCAGATACTTTAAATGAATTAGCATTTGACAGAGGAGGAGGGGCTCAAAAATTTGAGGGCAAAGTAAAACAACTACAAGTCTACAAGACAGCTTTAACAGATGCACAATTAACTTCTTTGACTTCATAATATGAATATATACAAATTACAATACACAGACAAAGCAGAAGGAGATTCTGACTTACTTGCTAAAAGTACTTATGAAATAATAGAAGGTGAACAAGTATATACAAACGGAACTCAGGCTATAGTGTTTTTAAATAAGATAGTAGAGATACCAGGAACTTACGACCCTGATGGAAAAGAGATAACTCCACCTGTATATTACACAGGAGTATTTTATGACCTAATGACTACTGAAGAATTTGACTTTGGAATAAATGAGATATTCCCTGTAGATTGTGTACATTCGTTCTTGGGTTATGAAAAGAACGCAGAAGGTACAGATGTAAACCCTGATGAATTAATAATAGAATAAAATGGATAAGATAATTTCAGTAGATTTAAGCACTTCAACAGCTCCTCTAGTACAAGAGGTTAGAGGAAAGGATTACATTGAGTACGGAGACGCTAATGGCGAATGGAGAAACCTTTACCCACAGTTCTTAATTGACCTTTACTACTCAAGTTCAATAACAGCTGCAATTGTAAATGCTACTGCTGAAATGATAGCAGGAGAAGACATAGTTATTTCTGATGAAGATGATAGAGATGTAGAAGCAAGGATTAAGCTACAGAACTTTATGAATAACGCTAACTCAAATGAAACACTACACGAAGTCTTAAAAAAGGTAGCATTTGACTTTAAGCTACAAGGAGCATTTGCACTTAATATAGTTTGGTCAAAAGATAGAACACAGATAGCTGAAATCTATCATATACCTGTAGAAAAGATTAGATGTGAGCGTCCTGACGAATTTGGCAAGACTAGAGCATTTTATGTATCAGGAGATTGGGCAAATACAAGAACTAACAAGCCTTATAGAGTTCCTGCTTTTAATGTAAACGATAGAACTTCTCCAAATCAAATTCTTTACACAGGTCTTTATAGTCCTAATATGAATAGCTATTATACAGCCGATTACATTTCTTGTAATAATTGGAGTTTAATAGATTCTAAAGTTTCTGAGTTTCATCTTAATAATATATCTAACGGATTTACAGGCTCGTTTATGATTTCCTTTGCTAACGGAATACCGACTGCTGAAGAAAGAAATCAGATAGAAAGAAGCTTAGAATCTAAATTTACATCAGAAAAGAATGCAGGAAAATTTGTCTTAACGTTCAGCGACGACAAGACTAGAGTTCCTGAAATAACTTCAATTAGTCCATCAGATTTAGACAAACAATATTTAGCACTTCAAGATTTACTTACTCAAAATATTTTAAGCGGTCATAGAATTACGAGCAAAACATTAATGGGCTTAGATAGTGCTAACGGATTCTCTAGTTCGGCTGACGAATTATTAAACGCTTCTAATTTTTACTTAAATACTGTTGTAATGCCATTCCAAGGGCAAATCTTAAAAGTATTACACAAGATATTCCAAGTTAATAATATGGATATGCCTGTTCAGTTTGTACAGCTTAAACCAATTACTATTCAATTTGACTCTAAGACTATTAGAGAAGTAATGACGCAAGATGAAATAAGAGAAGAAATAGGATTACCACCTTTAAATGAAGAAGAATCTGTTGAAATAAAAGAGGAGTTTGCAAAAGTAGGAATGATAGACGGAAAGCCTGTTTATGACACCATAGAAGAAGCCTTAGCGAGTGCAAAGACTTTAGGGTGTGAAGGCTACCACGAACACGAATTAGAAGGTAAGACAGTCTATATGGCTTGTGAAGGTCATAAAGAAGCTACAGAACTTTCTAAGTTTATAGAGGAGTTTGGTGAAGATATGCCTGAAGAATGGGAACTAATAGAAGAAGAAGTAGTAGACGGAGAGCATCAAGACTTTAATTTTGAGCAGGTATTAAATGAAGTAGCTAATGAAAAATTAGAGTTAGCTTCAACAGGTACAGCTAGACCTAATGCTAGAAGTTCACAAGATGGAACAAATAAGTCAGATAATGAATTTTACAAAGTTAGATATGTTTATACTCAAGATAACTTTTTAAGTCAAACAGGAGGAACAAGAGATTTTTGCAAATTAATGGAATCCTCTAAAAAGATATACCGAAAGGAAGATATTATACAAATGGGAAGTAGAGCAGTCAATCCAGGTTGGGGTCCTAGAGGTGCAAATACTTATAGTATATGGCTTTACAAAGGAGGTGGTAACTGTCATCATTTTTGGCTAAGACAAATATACAAGACTTCTTTAAGAGGTGCTAAAAGTAATATATCTTCTAAACAACTAATAGGATATACAAAAGCTAAGTCAGAAGGTTTTACAGCTGAAAAGAATGATAACTTAGTAGCAAGACCACCAAAGAGAATGAAAAATAACGGATTTTTAGAACCAAGATAACTATGAGCTACGTACTATTTATATCAGAAGCTAAATTAAAAGACTCTACAGCAATTAATCTTAATGTAGATGTTGACATATTACTTCCATTTGTAAGAGAAGCACAGAAAATATATGTTGAGACAGCGTTAGGTACTGACCTTAACAATAAACTAAAAGACTTGATAACAGCAGGAACTGTAAACCTTCCTGTAAATGCAGCTTATAAGACATTACTAGATGATTATATTGGAGATATGCTTCCCTCGTATAGTCTTTACCACTGTTTCAATTACCTAAGGCATAAGGTGGAAAATGGTAATATTTTTTCCAAAACCTCTGAGACTGGTAATGCTTTAACTACCGAAGAAGCACAGAGTTTTAGGGAAGAAATTTTAAACACTGGTTCTTATTATCGTGAAAGATTAATTTCTTATTTATGTAATAACAACTCACTTTTTCCTGAATATAATACAAACACAGGTGCAGACGTTAAAGCTTCAAGAGAAAATTATTACAATAATATGAATCTTGAACGACCACAAAATCAAGGAACTAGACTTACTTTACAGAATTTTTTAAGCTCATCAGATTACTCATAATGAAGAAACACTACAAGCCGAAACAAATTAATATAACAAAGCTTAAATCCTACTTGGATAAAAAGCCTAATAATAAAACAAATGCAAGACAGCCTTCAAGTAGGAATAGCAAATAGTACAGCAATAGGATTAAGTCTAGGACAAGCAAATGAACTCTTAACTTTTTGTTCCTTAATATTAGCCATTACTTTCACAATATATAAATTTGTTAAATTTGACAAAAAAAAAACTGATTAACTTATTACTCATAAGAGATACATTCTCTGATAAATCCACTATAGGAGAACTTTTCCTAAATGGAGAAAGAATGTGTGATACACTAGAAAATCCTTGGTTAAATAATCAAAAGAATATAAGTTGTATTCCTGAAGGCGAATATAAAGTAAGACTAAGACTTCCAAGAGAATCAGCTACTAGACATTACATACATCTATTAGTTAAAAACGTACCTAATAGAGATTACATACTATTTCATATAGGCAATACAGCTAAAGATACTAGAGGTTGTATATTGGTTGGATTAAGCTCTGAACAGGACGTTGTTCATAACTCTACGTTAGCTATGGACTTATTAATCAAAGAATTAATACATTTGGGAGCAGTAAATATAAATTTAATAATTAAAAATAGATAAAATGAAAAAGTGGATTTTAGTACAAACATTTAAAAAAATGATTTCTAGTCGTAAATTTGTATACACTTGCATAGGAGTTCTTACAACTTTACTTAGTGAAAAATTAGGTTTAAATCCTGAAGAAGTTAAGAATATTCTTATCAGTATTGCAACTTTGGTATTAGGACAGGGAATAGCTGACGTTGCTAAGAAATAACAGATACAGATTAAAGCCACACGAAATAGTGGCATTAGAAAAAATGAGGGAAACCGAAGCTAGAAATGTTCTAGTTATCGGCGACCTTCACGAACCATTTTGTCTTGACAGCTATCTTGATTGGTGTATTGAGCAATATGATACCTTTAATTGCACAGAAGTAGTCTTTATAGGCGATGTAATAGACAATCATTATAGTTCATACCACGAAACCTCTGCTGATGGTATGGGTGGTTTAGAGGAGCTAGAATTAGCTATTAAGCGTATTGCTCGTTGGCGAGATGCTTTTCCTGTTGCTACTGTACTTATAGGTAATCACGACAGACTTATAATGCGTAAGGCACAGACTTCTGCAATACCTTCTAAATGGATTAAGTCTTATAAGGAAGTATTAGAAACTCCTGATTGGAATTTTGTAGAACGTTATGTATTAGACAATGTTCAATATTTACACGGAGAAGGGGGTACTGCATCCACTAAGTGTAGAGCAGATATGATGAATACAGTACAAGGACATTTACATACTCAATGTTATGTTCAAAATTTCGTAGGACAAAAATTTAGAATATTTGGCGTTCAGGTTGGATGTGGAATAAACCACGAAAGTTATGCTATGGCTTACGCTAAGTATGGTAAAAAACCAGCTGTAGGTTGCGTTGTTGTACTTAACAATGGCAAAACTCCTATAAATTTATTAATGCCTTTATAATGAAATTAAAGGATTCTACAAAACTTTCTATATTTTATATTCTATTAATTATAATAGTTTTACTCTTTAGTTTATAGCACCCCCCTTTAGTCGTTTTAGGCACTTTCTTTTCTTTTTAATACTAGTACACTAGACAAGCTATAAAGTTTGTCATAGATGTAAACACCATAATTGTTAATAACTTTGTTTATCATTATGTTTATATAATTATATTTTTTTATCTTTGCTTCATAATTAATCAAATAAATATTATGAAAAATTTACTCTCAACACTTTTAGGAATAGCAGGACTTTTTGGCTGCTTATATATACTACTTGCGTCTATTACGCTTTTAGAACTTTTTTTAGGATTAAGATAATGGAATTTAAAATGAAAGATGCAACATCAAAACCTGAAGCTATTATAAGTCTTTTAGATGTACAATTAAATAAACCTGTACTTTTACCTAATAATACTGTTTTAACTGAGTACGGACTTAATAGATTATCATTCCAAGTAGTTAGAGATTTGTATATTAAAGTAAAGTCAGCTTATTACAATTCACAAGATAACTCTAAAATATTTTAAGATGACTATACTAGATGCAGAATATTTAGAACACACTACTTTTATAGATTATAATAAAGCTTTTTACTCAAATTTTATGGGCTATCAATTAGATAATAAAAAAGTAAAAGCTGAAGAGTGGTATTTAAAACCTCAATACTTAGCTACAGGAATTAATACTTTTGATAGAATGTCAGGTCAATTTAGTAATGACTTAAGTTATAATAATCGTTCAGTAATTATAATAGGAACTGAACTACAAATACATAGAAAGTTTGAAGAAATGCTCAAGACTTATGGTTGGCAGCTTAAAGAATCTTGGAATAAAGAATTAAAACCTGAATATTTAGAATACTATAATGAAAATAATAATACACCAACAATAATAAATTTAAGATAATGAATACAGAAAAAATTAAGGAAATGTTTTACAAGTACAAGCTTGTTAAAGACACAGATGTTTTTAAACATCAACACTTTGTTATACTAACAAGGTCAGGAATTGAGAAAGTTCAAGCACAAGAAGAAATAGAAGTAAAATTTGAAGTAGTTAAATGTGAAACTAATTTTGCAGGAGTTAAGGCTATAGCAACTAAAGGAGATAAGACTATAGAAACATACGGGTCAGCACTAAAAGGAGAGGGTTTTAAGGACGGAAATTGTAATACTTGGTATGTATTAGAAATGGCTGAGAAAAGAGCATTAGCAAGAAGTATTTTAAAATTGCTAAATTTGTACGAAATAAATGTCAAGTCTGAAGATGAAGCAGAAAGTTTTAAGAAACAATAATTTAATTAATAAAGACCTGCACAAACAGGCACAATAAAAATGGAAGTAAAAGGAAAAGTAGTTAAGAAGTTACCAATAGAATCAGGAATTTCTAAGTCAGAAAAAGAATGGAAAAAGCAAGTCATTGTAATAGATACAGGAGCAGATTATAATCCTGAAATAGCAATACAAGCTTTTGGAGATGATAAGATAAAAGACCTTAATACTTTAGATGTAGGAGACCAGGTGGTAATTAAGTGCAATGTTTCATCAAGAGAATATAACGGAAGGTACTTTCACAACATTGACGGGTATTGGTTTACAAAAAATACAAGAGAAGAAGGTGTTGTAGTTCCTGAATCTGACGATTTACCTTTTTAATATGAATCAGGAATCAGACTTTAAAAACTTATGCAACCTAACGACAAATGTCTTAGGATTGCGTAAGGGTTCACTTGCTTATAAAAGTAGAAAGCAAGAACTACAAGTAGCTAGAATGATAGCTAGTGTTATTGCAAGAAGCGAATACGACACTAATCGTTCAGTAATTGCAAAAGTTATTAATAGAAACAGAACTTTAATATATCATTATGAAAAGAAACATAGCATAAACTATGCATCATTTCCTAAATACAGAGATATTTTTAATAAGGTACATAATTCTTTTACAACAATAGAAGATTCTAAAAAGGTTTTTACTTCTATATTTAAACTTAGAGAACACTTAAGAATAAATGATGTTATAGAAAGTAATAAGCATCAGGTAATTGTAAGACTTGTTAGTGGTAAAATAGGTCTTGATGTTAAACTTTCTTATAGAGATTTTAGTAAGCAATTAGAACTTATAAAAGAAGCTTTAAATGGTTATAAATACGATGCACAAATTATAACTATATGAAAGAGAAGCCTAACTACTATGCAATCCTCCCTGCTGAAGTAAGATACAGCAAAGACTTGACGCCTAACGCAAAATTACTTTATGCAGAGATAACAGCTTTGTGTAATATGAATGGCAAATGCACAGCATCAACTCAATACTTCTGTAGACTTTATGAAGTAAGTAGGGGTGCAGTTCAAAATTGGCTTAAAATGTTAGATGATAATGGTTATATAAATAGAACAGTTATATATAAACAAGGTAGTAAAGAAATAATGCATAGGTACATCAATCTAAAAGACAAGGGTAGTATAAATATAAGTACAGATAATACTAATATAAATATAACTAATACTAATCTTACAGATAGTAATAAAAAGGCTTTCTTTAAAAAACCAACTTTAGATGAAGTTAAAAATTATTGTATCTTACGCAAAAATAATATAGAAGCAGAAGCGTTTATAGATTTTTATGAAAGCAAAGGTTGGCAAATTGGCAAAGAAAAAATGAAAAGTTGGAAAGCCTGTGTACGAACTTGGGAAAGCAGATATAAGAATAAACCAAAAACAATGAGTAAGTTAGACTTACAAATTAATGAATGGCAAAAAGCAAAAGAATTATTATGATACCATTAAAACAAGAAGAACTTCAATCACTTACTAAAAAGGTTTTAGACTTATTAGCTAAGACAGCAGTAGAGATAGGTCACAGGTCAGATGCTCAAACTCTAGCAAGTCTAAGTAAAATATTTGCAGCAGACTTAATACAAGAAAAACGTTTTGGAAATATGACTTGGAATCAAATATTAGATGCTTTTCATATAGGCGTAAGATTTGGAAAAGACGAACCATTCTTAAACATAAGGACTTTTTATAAATTCGTTTATGCTCATAAGAAAGTTATTGATGATGCAACGTATCAGACTGAAACACTTAAACAAAAAAATGTTAGATATTATCAACCACAAATAAAATTATTAAAATGAAAAAAGATGAATTATACAGTCCTGAAAAGATAGGAACATTTCAGATGATGTTTGGCTTTCCACAGCCTGGAATTTACAGACCGAATAAATGGGTATCAATTAGAAAATCTAAAGAAGAAAAAGATGAAAACAAAAGATAATGTAAAATATTGGTTAGAAAAGTACCCTAGCTTAAGAGATAATGATAATAGATTGTGTTCTAATATTTGGGCTGTAGAATTAATTGAAAAAGGTTTTAATGTAAGTCAGTTCTTAGTTGTTTATGCAGCAAGTAAATTAACATCTGCTCCTAGTATTAAACGAGCAAGAGCAAAGCTACAGGAAGAAGAACCTAAATACAGAGGAGATAAGTATAATTTAAGAAAGGGAATATTGCAAGACAAATGGAGAAAAGACTTAGGCTATGAAAAAAACAATTAGCAAACTAAAAAAAGAACTTGACAAATGGTTTAGCCTTTACATAAGACTTAGAGAAGCTAATGAGTATGGTTATTGTCAGTGCTTTACGTGTGGTAAGGTAGGTCATTACAAAACAGGAGGTATGCAAAATGGTCATTTCCAAAGTAGAAAACATTTATCTACACGCTTTGATGAGGACAATTGTCAAGTTCAATGTGTTGCTTGTAATATGTTCAGACAAGGTGAACAGTTTAAGTTCGGTATTAATTTAGATGCTAAGTATGGAGAAGGTACAGCAGAAGAATTACAGTTTTTAGCCAGGACTACTTTAAAAATATCAAGAGTTGAATATGAAGAAAAGATAAGTTATTACAAAAACCTTGTTAAAAACTTAAAAGAAGAAAAGCAAATAGCGTAACTAATTAAGTATCTTTGGCGTATGACAGAACCAATCTATGCAAATAACGAACACAGAGTAATTATAGAATCATATATTTCAATGTGTAAAGAATTTGCAAAAGAAGTAAGCACTAAAAATAGATATGAAAATTACTTAGAAGTTGTACAAATTATAATAGATTATCACAACGGATATGGAGAAGGAAATAAAGAAAATTTATTTTGGGAATGGCTGACAATTATTCCAATTAATTTAGCAGTTGCAACTAATGGATTTTTTGCAGGAGTAGAAACTAAAGGCAACTCAGCAGTTGTAAGGGCTTACAGAGTTGTTTTAGAAGAATTAGTACAGGACACAGTAAATAAGATTGATAAGATAGAACCAATTAATGACTGAGATATATTTAGAAATATCAAAGCTAACAGATAAGTTTAGGATTATGGCTTACGGACTGACCTCAGACGAGAATGAAGTAAATGAAAGTGTACAAGAACTGATGCTTTATCTAATGCAAATGAATCCTACTACATTAAAGACTATTTATGATACTGATGGAATTGATGGTGTTACAAGATATGGAGCAGTAGCTTTAAGACGTGCCTTAACAAGTCCGAGAAGTAATTACTTTTATAAGTACAAGAAGTATTACACACACATACAAGACTTTTGTGATATTAAAATAGATAATTCTATAGGAAGAAATAGAAGCATAAATAATATACCGAATTTAGAAATAGACAGCTATCAGTGGACAAGCCTTGAAAAGATAGATAAAGCTTTAGAAAGCTTTACTTGGTATGATAAAAAAGTATTTGAGTTATATTACTATGAGGGCAATACATTAGATAGTTTAGCAAGTAAGACAGGTATAAGTAGAAACAGTTTGTTTACTACAATAGATAAAGTAAGAGTACAATTAAAATATAAGCTTAATGAATAAATTTTTTGTACCTCAAGAAATATATGAAGATAGAATTACTATCTGTAAAGGATGTTCTTATTATTCAAGCGTATTAGGAAATTGCAAAATTTGTCTTTGTTTTATGAAACTGAAGTCCAAAATCAGCAGTCAATCTTGTCCAAAGGGCTTTTGGCAAAAGACATCTGAAGTAGAAGTAAGAACAGATATACCTGAAGAAATAATAGCAGAGATTATAATTCTATGGGATGACTTAAAAACAGGTAGAGCAAAAGACCAAGAAGCAAAAAGTAAGATGATACAAATTTACAATGTAATATATAATACTAACTACTCAACAGGTACTAATTGTGGCTCTTGTATAGCTGCTTGTTTTGATGGTATAAAAAAGATATATAAAGAAAATGCAGGAAACAATTAATAATAAATATAGGGTAAGACCTAAAAGGCTTTTAATTTTTCAGTCCTGCATAGTAGAGGGGGGGTGTGGTTACCTCCCCAATACAACTAACTAAAACAATAATTATGGAAAGAAATTACAAAACAATTAAATGGATATTGAAAGACAATATTAAAAAGAATGTAAGAAGTCTATGGACTTGGAAAGATGACAACTTTACAATGATATACGAAAACTATGATGGAGAAGATAGAATTTATACTTCAAGCCAATTACTAAAACTATTAAGCAAATGATTATATTTACAATACTAGGTATCTTTACAGCAATATTTATTTCTACTGTTATTATTATGAGTGTTATAGAAGGTAGGGCAAGAAACAAAACAAATGAAAAGATAGTGTGGAAAATGGATAAGGTAGAAACAAGAACAGGAGGACTAGAAAACGACAGGCTAAATGAAAGACAATAGAATCCCTAGTTACTACATAGGAAAGCGTTACAAGATAGAAGCTCGTAAAGTTATAGAAGACTTTGATTTATCCTATAATGTAGGGACTGCTTGTTCATATTTGCTCCGTAGTGAACGCAAGCACAAATCACCTATTGAGTGCATACAGAAAGCAATTAACCATTTAGAGTTTGAATTAGATAAATTAAAAAGATGAAAATATTAAACTTATACGCTTGTCTAGGTGGTAATAGATACAAGTGGAACGAAGTTAAAGAGGATATAGAAGTAACAGCAGTAGAGCTAGACACTGAATTAGCTAGGTTATATCAAGAGAGATTTCCTGATGATAGAGTAGTCATAGGTGATGCACATCAATATTTATTAGATAACTATAAAGATTATGATTTTATTTGGAGCAGTCCACCTTGTCCAACACATAGCAAGGTAAGAGTTACTCAGAAAAACCAAGATTTTTATATTCCTAAATATCCTGATATGAAACTTTATGAAGAAATAATTTTTATTAAAGAACACTTTAAAGGAAAGTATGTTATAGAAAATGTTATACCTTATTACCAACCTCTTATTCCTGCAATAAAAAGAGGTAGACATTTATATTGGACTAATTTTAATTTACCTGCAGTAATAGATAGAAAGGAAAGTAAGGGGATAATGTGTGGTCAATCTAATGATGAGGTAAATAAACTTTGCAAATTACACGAAATTGACAGAGATTTCTTAAACTCTTATAGTGGCAAACAATCTAAAATAAAGATTATAAGAAACCTAGTAGATTATCAAGTAGGAAAAACAATCTTTGAAACTATGTTAGGTATAGTAATAAAAGAAGATATTAATCAAGAAGAATTATTTTAAGAGATGACACTATACACTTGCGAATGTGGAAACACTAGAGATATAGCAATAGCTACAATAGTTCATAGAGATGGAGCTTGGGTAACTAAACAAGCAGAGTGTGAATGTGGATTGTATATGACTAGCGAACCAACAGAAGGAATACCAACACTTCAAAGAACAGAACCTAGCCTAACTAAGAATAGAGATAAACTATGGGCAGGAGCTAAAGAAAAGCTAGTAGGCGAAAGGGGAATCAATGAATCATTTGATTAATGAAGTTCGTGATAAAGTGTGATAAAGATAAGCAAACTCTGATAAACTATTTAAAGGAATTAGGCAATGACTATTTAGTAGATGTAAAGAAACAAAGAAACACAAGAAGCAATATGCAGAATAACTATTATTGGAGTTGTATAGTACAAGTCTTGTCTAATGAACTAGGCTACTACCCTGACGAAATTCACGATTTACTAAAGGTCAAGTTCTCAAGTGAATGGAATAGTATAGAACTAAACGATAGAACAGTAGCAATACAAACAGTTAAGTCTACAGCTAGAATGGATAGCAAAGCCTTTGAGATATATGCAGACCAAATAAGAATGTGGGCAATGACTGACTTGGGTATCAGACTAATGCTACCAAACGAATACGAGTAATTTCTATTATATATTAACACTTGATTAATCAAATTATTTCAAAATGGAACACGGAGGAAAAAGAGAAGGAGCAGGACGTAAAGGAAAAGCAGAAGAACAAAAGCTAATAGAACACTTAACACCTATGAGTGGAATAGCACTTGAAGCTTTACAAGAAGGTATAAAACAAAAACAACAATGGGCTGTTAAGTTATACTTTGAATACTTCTATGGTAAGCCACAGCAAAGAGTAGATGTAACTACTAATGAAGAAAGTCTTAACGTACCTTTAATAAACTTTATAAGCTCTGAATCTTAGCGACAAATACACAGCACTATTTAATTCAGATGCTAGATACTTTATAATTACAGGTGGTAGAGGTAGTGGTAAGTCTTTTGCTGTTACAGTCTTTCTTACGCTCTTAACTATGTCTAGGAATGTTAGAGTCCTATTCACACGTTATACAATGACCTCGGCACATCTTTCAATCATTCCTGAGTTCTTAGAAAAGATAGGACTTCTAGGATATGAAAATACCTTTAGTGTAAACAAAGCAGAGGTAATAAACTTAGGAAACAAATCAGACATTCTATTTAGAGGCATCAAGACATCAGCAGGTAATCAGACTGCAAGTCTAAAGTCATTGCAAGGCATAAGCACTTGGGTGTTAGATGAAGCTGAAGAACTTGTAGATGAAAACATCTTTGACACGATTGACCTAAGTATTAGGGAAAAGAAAGTGCAAAATAGAATCATATTAGTTTTAAATCCTGTTACTAAGGAACATTGGATATACAAGAGGTTCTTTGAGGACAAAGGAATAGAAGGTGGTTTTAATGGTATTAAAGACAATGTATGCTACATCCATAGTACATACCTAGATAATATAGTTAATCTATCTGAGAGCTTCCTAGAGCGTATTAAGAGCATAAAGCATACTAACTTTAAAAAGTACACACATAAGATAATGGGAGGATGGTTAGCAAAAGCAGAAGGAGTAGTCTTTGAGAATTGGAGTATAGGTTTATTTAATCCTGATGACTTACAGACTTCTTGTGGAATGGATTTTGGATTTAGTATTGACCCTGACTCACTTACTGAAGTTGCAATAGACAAGAAACACAAAAAGATATACCTAAAGGAACACCTGTATCGTAACGGATTAAAGAGTCAAGAGTTAGCTAAGATAATACTTGACAAAGTAGAGGGTAAACTAATTATAGCAGATAGTGCAGAGCCTAGACTAATAGCAGACCTTAAGCACTTAGGAGTAAACATTAAAGCAGTTAAGAAAGGAACGATTGAAAGTGGTATAACTAGGATGCAAGACTATCAGCTTATAGTAAGTCCTGAATCAACCAACATAGCTAAAGAGTTGAATAACTATGTATATGCAGACAAAGGTTCTAAGCTCTATGTAGATAACTACAATCACGCAATTGATGGTATTCGTTACAACATTATATACCACCTAGACAATCCAAATGCAGGAAAGTATTTTGTGCAGTAAACTAAAAACAATAAATTTCTATTATATAGTGTATGAAAGTTAAAATTAAAAAAGAAGGCAAAACAGAATCGTTTAAACTTATTAATAGTTGGGCAGATGTTAATTTGTCTACCTGGATTAAATTAGTAGATTTTGCAACAGGAACAAAGACAGAAGAAGCTACTGAAACAATAGCAGCACTATCAGACATTCCTAAGAATTTTGTAAAAGAACTAGCCTTATCAGATGTTGCAGTTATAATGAGTAAGATAGCAGAGCTACAGGCAAAGCAAGATACAACTCTAAAAAGGATAATAGAAATCAATGATGTAGAATACGGCTTTCATCCAGACTTAGATAAGATTACTTTAGGTGAGTATGCAGACATTGAGCAGTTTATCAAGAACGGAATAGAATCAAATCTTCCTGAATTAATGGCTGTCCTTTATCGTCCTGTTAAATTAAAGAAGAACGATATATACATAATAGATGCTTATGATGGTGACATAACACTACGGACGGAGGAGATGAAAAATATGTCAGCTGCACAAGTACAGTCTGCTCTTTTTTTTTTCTACAATTTCGCGAAGGTATCGTCAGGGATTTTGCAATCATTTTTGATGGAGGGGCTGAAGGAAACGAAGAAGCAATAGCAGGGGAAGACTTCGCAAGTAAGTGGGGATGGTTCGGAGTAATGCACAGATTGTGTAGAGAAGATATAAGTAAGCTTGAAAGTATTACAAATCTAAGTCTTTTAGAGTGTTTGACTTGGTTAAGTTATGAAACAGATTTGAACTCACAAAATAAAGTAAAAAGAAATGGTTAAAAATAAAACTTACAACAATGTCGTCAATACACTTTTACGACTCGGCGAGTATCACGCACAAATAAAATCAACATCTGTAGGGGATGTATTTGACATTAATCTAGAAAAGATGCAGAAGTTCCCTTTGCTTCACATCAATCCAACATCAGTAACAACAGGAGATAGTCAGCTTACATACTCGTTCCAAATCTTTGTTATGGATATGGTAACAGAAAAGGATAATTGGACTAAGAATAATGCAGACGCTAACTTCCCAAAGCTATACAAGACTTTAAGTAATGAACAAGATGTATTTAATGAAACACTTCAAATATGTACAGACTTCATAGGAATGCTCAGACATAGTGAAAGGCAATCTTTAGACGGAGTGAATGATATTAATTTCCCTATATACTTTACGCAAGACCAATTCACACTAGAACCATTCTCAGAAAGGTTTGATAATCTTTGTTGTGGTTTTGTTTTTAATATTGGAATATTAGTACAGAACGACTTTCAAACTTGTAATATACCTGTTCAAACATTAGGTGCAGGGTATTAATGAAATGGAAGTTAAGATGGGTAACAATAGAAATAGGGTGGAAGAAATTTAAAATAACAATACATCTATGAAGTACGAAGACATATTAGAAAAACTAGAAGCTATAAGTATAGAATTAGAAACTTATAATGATTACCCACAAGGTGCTACTAACAATGCTAAGAGAGCTAGAAAATGGAAAGAAGAAAATGGTAGTGATTGTGGTACTCGTGTAGGCTGGACTCGTTCTTCTCAGTTAGCTAATAAAGAAAATATTAGCCGAGATACAATAGCAAGAATGGCATCATTTAAAAGACATCAGCAACATAAAGACGTACCATATTCAGAAGGTTGTGGTGGTTTAATGTGGGATGCTTGGGGTGGTTCATCAGGTGTAAATTGGGCAATAAATAAATTAAAACAAATAGACAAATAAAATTATGGCAGACTTAGTAACAACAATCAGTGAGACAGTCACTTTAAATGGAAGCCTTAGAGGCTCTGTTAACTCAGTAACAACAACAGGTATCAATGATGTATTTGAAAGGATAGTAACTTGTACAGCTAGTGTAGTAACTACTATAGGAGTATTTGCAGCTTTACCTTCTACTTCGCCTGGTGCTATTGATGTAGACAGAACAAAATACGTTAGGGTAACTAACTTAGAAACAGCTGTAACAATAGAGCTTGCAGTAGTTACTACAGCTTCTAACTATCAAGTTACAATAAGACCTGGAGGTTCTCACGTTTTATATTCAGGAGATGTGGTTGCTTTAGGTGAAGCAGATACTAGTCCAAGTTTCGGAACTATGGAAAATCTTGCTTCATTACAAGTACAACCAACAACGGCTGTTACAGCTAGAGTTGAATTGTTTGTAGGCTTAGAATAGTGGATACTGACAATATAGAAAGGTACTTAGAAAGCTTTGGTAAGCAGGTAGTCAATCGTTCTAAAGGTAACTTACAAAGAGCAGGTAAAGGAGGTAAACTTGAGAACTCAATTAAATTTGATATAATTACAACTCCTGATGGATTTACTGTACAATTCTATATGTCTAACTATGGTCAATTTGTAGATAAAGGAGTATCAGGTACTAAAGTTAAAAGAAGCTTTAAAGACTACAAAGGTAAAACTATTAAGAGTCCATTTGCTTATAAAAATTCTAAAGGACATTCACAACCTCCTAGTAGTGCTTTAGATAAATGGGTAGTAAAAAAAGGAATAGCTCCAAGAGATGCAAGTGGAAAGTTTATGAAGCGTAAGTCTATCACATTCTTAATTGCAAGGAGTATAGGTAAAAAAGGAATACAAGGTATAAGCTTCTTTCAAAAGCCTTTAGGACTTGGCTTAAAAGAGTTCGGTAAAGACCTACTCGGAAGCGTAAAAGAAGATATTTTAAATACTTTAAATAAAGAAACAATAACACAAGCAAACTAATGAGTCAAACAATAATAGAACAGCATCCTTTATACGATACGCTTCCTGTAGGGCAAGATGTAATTTTTACAGTATCAAATACTTCAATAGTTTCTGTATATACAAATGTAAAGTTTATAGCTGAAGTTCATATAAGCTCAAACAATCCTCCGAATCCAAATACTTCAACATCTAAAGTTGGAACTTTCAAGACTAATCCAAATAATGCAGGAGTTGGAATGTTTGATTTTAGACCTATTATTGAAAACTTTGTTAAGGCAGATAATTTAGCAAGAGAATTTAGTGCTTATAAATTAACAACGAACACAGCAGATACTAATGTACCTATTCACTTAATTGATAAATATTCAAGGAATACAAATGTATTGCGTTACTTGTTTATTAGATTTAAAATACAATACTTAGATAATGACGTAAGTAGTCCTACATTTGGTGATGTAATAATTACAGATATTAAGGACTCTGATTTATACAATATTTTTAATGGCTACTTGAAATATACAGATATACTAGATTTAGCAAATACTCCATTTAGTCAAAATACAGGTAATAATTTTGGTTACCCTATTACACAAAAATTTACATTAGATTTTGATTCAGGACAATTTCTTACTAATGCTCCATTTATACAGTATGCTAACATAAATGACTATGGTACTTTTTCATTTTTAACAATTTCAAGCAGACCTACAAAGATTAAATTAACTTATTATAAATCTAATGGAGCATCAATAGCTCAAGAAGATGTAGATTTTACATTTGCTAATGGAGGTCATAATAATTTAAGTGCAGGAGTAAGTAAAAGATTATTCTATTTTGGTTGCTTTCCTGCTAATTTAAGAAATTGGAGTACATTATTTAATTCTTTAGTTACATTAGGAACTATAGATGGAGGGTATTATACTATAGAACCTATATTCCAATCATCAACTAATTTTGGACAAATATATACTATTAATTTAAATTGTGCTACACTAAAAGGTTACGAGCCTATTAGACTCTGTTGGTTAAATCAATGGGGGGTTTGGGATTACTACACGTTTACTATGAAGTCAAGTAAAATGATTTCAACAAAAGGCAGTACATACGAGCAGCTAGAAGGTTCTTGGAATGATAAAACTTACAGAATTGATAGTTTTAGAGGAGGTAAAAAAGCCTTTAGAGTAAACGCTACAGAAAAGATAACTATGAATACTGATTTTGTAAATGAAACAGAATCAGAATGGTTTGAAGAACTAATAAATAGCCCTGAAGTATATATATTAGAAGGATTCCAAAGTGATTTAAACCAAGTTCAAGGTCTTTTAATACCTGCTATGAATCAATATGTAACACCTGTTAGACTTACAACTTCTAGCTATACTAAAAAGACTGTTGCAAATGATAAACTAATGCAGTACACTTTCGAAGTAGAAAAAAGTAAAACACTTAGAACTCAATCAATATAATGAGCGTACAACTTATAGTATATCCACAAAACTACGAAGGCCTAACTAATTCTACTAATATTTCTAATGCTGTTTTAGTTGATGGAATTAATTTTAATACAGTCAATGCTTCAACAAGTTTTTTTGTAGGACAGCCTAATGGAGTACAAGAAGCAATAAATTTCTACAATCCTACTCTACCTGTTAATACTTGGAAAAGGTACAAGGTAGGAAGTTCAGGAACTTCAGAATTTAATGGTACTTTAACTATTTCTGTAACTACTTCTACAAATCAACAAGGAATTTTACAGAAGCTATCTAACCTTACAGTAGGAGCTGTTTATAATGTTGAAATATTTTGTGATAGATTAGTGAATGGAAATTTATTTAATTTGTCAATATTTTCAGGAACTGTTTTACAAAGTATTCAACCATTCCCAACATCAGCAATTAATACTACTATTTCTTTTCAATTTACTGCTAATTCTACGGAAGATACTATAGTAATAGGAGGAAGCACATCAGAATGTTTACTTATTGCTTTTGATATAAGCATTTCTACTGCACCAACACAACCTTCAGGAGCAATACAGATTTTAGGAGATGGACAAGTTATTTTAGATTTATATGAAGATGAAGACTTGCCATTAACTTTGAGTGTAGACGATTTTAAAAATGTAGCAGAAAAAGTACAATCATATTCTAAGGCTTTTAATCTTCCTGCCACAAAAAGAAACAATAAAATTTTTGACCACATCTTTGAAGTAACAAGAGAAGTAGAAGTTGGTAGCCTTTTATTTAATCCTTATAAAGAAACAAAGTGCGTATTAAAACAAGATGGCTTTATTTTATTTGAGGGTTATTTAAGAATGATAGATATTACAGATAAGGAAGGAGAAATTAGCTATGATGTAAATCTTTATTCTGAAGTAATAGCTTTAGCTGATATCTTACAAGAAAGAACTTTTAAAGATTTAGGATTTGAAGAACTGACTCACGATTACAATAAGACTAATATAAAAAGAAGTTGGAATGATACAGGAAATAGTATTGCATATACAAATCCAAGTACATCAGGTTTTAGAGATGCTTATACAACTTTACGTTACCCTTTTGTAGATTGGAATCATCAATTTTTACAAGCACAAACAGGAGGAAATCCAATAGCAGGAAATCCTGAATTAAGTTTTTTAGAAACAGCTTTTCGTCCTTTTATAAATATAAAATACATAATAGATAGAATATTTGAAGCAACAGACTTTACTTATGAATCATCTTTCTTTAATGAAGCGGATTTTAAGAAGTTGTATATGGACTTTAATTGGGGTTCAAATAAATTTGGAACTGAAGTAACAGGAGGTACTTATGCAGAAGGTAATAGCAGTCCAGATGTATTTTCAGATACCTCTTTTACAGCACTTCCACTAGATAATATTACTTTTGATGTTGCGATGGGATGGGACTCTGTAAATTATAGGTTTATCGCAACTGCTAACAATCAAGCTTATGTTCTTGAAGTCCCTGCATTTTTTGGAGTGATTTTACTTAGTGGACAAATTTTAAGTAGAAGATGGGCGCATTATAATTCTTCTAATGTACTTATAAACACCTTTAATGTTGTTGATGAACCTTTCGGTACAGGATTTTTTGGACCATTAACTTCTCCATCAACAACTATGATACTAAATGCAGGAGATTATTTGCAATACGAATGGAAAACAACTAGTGCATTAGGAGCTTTACTATCTAGTAATGCAGGAAGTGGACTTTTAGTTATAATAGGTACTACAGGTGATTTAAAAATGACTACAAATACTTTGCTGCAAACTTTAAGAGGTGAATTAGGACAATGGGATTTTTTAAAAGGATTAATTACTATGTTTAACTTAGTAACTTTACCTGATGAAGACAATCCTAATAATATAAAGATAGAAACTTATGCAGATGTATTTATTACTCCTGCAACAACTACACCTCCATTAAATTGGACTGAAAAGATAGATGTATCACAAATGAAACTAACACCTTTGACCGACTTAAATAGAAAGACAATGTTTAAGTTTGTAGAAGATGATGATGATTCAGCTTTTATGCAATATAAAAATCAAGTAGGTGGTCATTTGTACGGAAGTAAGTTATTTACTGTTTCCAATGAATTTAACATATTAGATGGAGAAGAAGAAATAATAGCAGAACCTTTTGCAGCAACTGTTGTCAAACCTTTAATGGATATTTTCCCGCAATTTATTACTCCTGCGATTTATGCTATGAATGATGATGGCATTACAGAAGGCTTTGAAAATAGTCCTAGAATTATGTATAACAATGGGATAAAACCAACAGGAGCTTCTTATTCTATACCTGAACAGAATGGAGTTGTAGGTAGTGCAGCAGAAACTAATTTTCTTCAGTTTAGTCATTTGTCAGAAATACCTACTTCAAATGCTACTCCTTCATCTACTTTAGATTTTCATTTTGGTATATGTCAATTATTTCCTGGAGTTGGAGACCCTACAACTGAAAATTTATTTAACTTATATTGGCTTCCATATTTATCAGAGCTTTACAATCCAAATACTAGGACTATGACTATTAAAGTAAATCTTAGTCCTGCTGACATTAATAAATTTAGGTTTAATGATAAAATATTTCTCAAGAACAGATTTTTTAGAGTAAACAAAATTGACTACAAGCCTAACGACTTAGCAACAGTAGAATTTATACTTATACCATAATGACTAAAGTAAGAACAACGCCATTTTTAACAGGCTATACAGTAAAGCCTTCATCTATTTCAGGGCTTGGAGAAGTAACATTTACAGATGGAACTAATCAAGTAACACCAAATCAATTACAGTGTGAAGCTTATGGTTACACTTATAATAGAGTTACAGGTACTTGTTCTACTTTTCGTTATAATACAAATCTAAATAGAGCCTTTGCTAACGAGAACAATAAAACTTTTGGTTCTAATAACTTAACAGAAACAGGAACTAATAATACCTTAGTAATGGGCGAAAGTAATACTGTTAGAGGTTTTTCAAGAAATAGTATTATAACAGGAAATCAAAATGCAATAGACAATGGAGTAAACAATGCCAACGTTACAGGTACTTTAGGAGAAGCTACAGCCGATAACTCAATAGTGTTGGGTGGTAACAATGGTTCTGATGCTATAGGCGAAAGACAGTCTATACAGTTGCTTTATGGTATTCAAACAACTGATGGTGTAAATACTGTTAGCTTTTTAAACAATACAACAGATAGTCTATTCGCTATTCCTGACAATACAATTATGTACTTTCACGCAGACGTTGTAGCTGTTAGGGTTGGGGGTACAGCAGCAGGTAATGTTGGAGATTATGCAAGTTTTGTAGAAAGAGGTGTTATTATAAACGAATCAGGAACTGTAACTATTAATAGAGAAAGAGATTCAATCAAAAGTAATGGAACAGTTACAGGTTGGCAACCAACAGGAATAGTAAGTGGCACTAGCTTAGCTATGAGGGTAAAAGGTGCAACAGATATGACAGTAGAATGGTGTAGTAATATTACATTCACACAAATTAAAACAGGAGTAACTTTATAAAATATAATTATGGCGACAGAAGAAATAAATTTAAAAGTAAATTCAGATATTGGAGAAGTAACAAAGGACACTAAAAAATTAACAACAGAGTCAAAGAAAGCAGAAAAGGGTGTTAGTGGTATTGGTACAGCTTTTAAAGGCATAGGAACAGCTATTAAGGCAGCAGGAATAGGTCTTGTTGTTGGTCTTTTAGCTAAATTAATGGAAGTATTCAGTAAAAATCAAACAGTATTAGATAATTTTAATACAGCGATGACTGCTTTAGAAATAGCATTTAATGACTTGTTTACTTTCTTAAGTAATAATATTGGAACTATTACTGATTTCTTTAAAGATATATTTGAAAATCCTAAACAAAGTCTAATTGATTTTGGCGACGCTATAAAAGAAAATCTTATAGAAAGGTTTATGAGTTTGTTAGATGTCTTTGGTTTTTTAGGTAAAGCTCTAAAAGAATTAATGGATGGAGAATTGGGTAAAGCTTTAAGTACAGTTAAACAAGCAGGGGTTGAGATGGCTGATGTTTTTACAGGAGTTGATGGTACTGTAGGAAAAGTAAAGGAAACATTAGAAGAAACAACAACTGCTATTATTAAATATACAAAGTCTACAATAGACCAAGCAGCAGCTACTACAGCAGCAGCAAAAGCAGCAATATTTGCAGACGCAGAATTTCAAAAACTAAACGCTCAATTTTTAAAAGATGCAGAACTACAAAGACAAATACGAGATGATGAAACAAAGACTTTTGCAAAAAGAATTGAAGCTAATAATAAATTAAAAGAAATATTAGAAGAACAAGAAAAACTACAAAGAAAGCAAGTGGAAATAGCTATAAACGCTGCTAAAGCTGCACTTAAAATAAATCCTGATAATGATGAAAATAAGTTAGCTTTAATGGTAGCTCAAAATGCTGAACTTGAATTAGAAGAAACTATTACAGGACAGTTATCAGAACAAAAAACAAATGCTGTATCTTTAGAAAGAGAATTACTACAAGTTCAAAAAGAAGTAAGAGCAGAAGGTCTATCAGGATTAGAAAGGGAACTACAAGACTTACAAGATTCTTATGACTTAAAGCTAGAAATGGCTAGAAAGTCAGGTCTAGACACTACTGCTATTACTAAGAAATTTGAAAAAGAACAATCAGACATTAAACAGAAGGCAGCAGATAAAGAAAAAGCTTTAGATAAATTAGTTAAAGACGGAAAGGTAGCTATGGCACAAGATGGTTTGAGTTTAATTACATCAATCGCAGGTGAATCAAGTGCTATAGGAAAAGCAGCAGCTATTGCTCAAACTACAATCTCAGGAATACAGAGTGTTCAAGAAGCTTTTAAATCTGGTGTAGCTAATCTTCCTATGATGGCTGCTACCGGAGGAGCTTATGGTTTTATACAAGCAGGACTAGCAGGAGCATTTTCAGCAGTACAATTGGCTAAAATAGGTGCAGTAGGTGGTGGAGGAGGAGGAGGAGGTGGAGGAGGTTCAGTTGCAGCACCTCAAACACCTGCACCACAAATGATGTCGGGAGCTTTTGAACTATCAGGAGGAGTAGCACCTGAACCTGTACAAGCCTTTGTAGTTACAGACGAAATGACAAACAGTCAAAATCAATTAGCAAATATTAGAAGAAGAGCAACAATCTAAAATCAAATAAACTAAATAAAAATCTATTATATACTATGCCTTGCGAAAAATGTAAAAACGGAAAAACGAAATGGGGAAAGACAGGAAGCTGTACTTATGACTCAGTTGCTGAATGTGAAGAAGCTAATAAAGACTATTATGAAGATATGAAAGAAACTAAAATAGTAGAATTAGTAATTGCAGACAATGAGGAGTTGGCAATTGACGCTATATCGCTCGTTACCTCACCTGCAATAGAACAAGACTTTGTATTTTTCGGAAAAGAAAAGAACAACTTGACATTTGCTAAAGTAGATGAAGAAAAGCGTATGCTAATTAGTCCTGCTTTAATTCCTAACAAGCAAATATTTAGACACGACCCTAACACAGACTCAGATTACTATGTTTACTTTTCTAAAGAAACAGTCCGTAAAGCTTCTGAATTATATTTAAAGCATAACAACCACCACAAAGCTACTTACCAACATCAAGACAGAGTTTCAGGCGTTTTAACAGTTGAATCCTGGATTAAAGAAGGAGATAGTGATAAGTCTAAATTATACGGCTACGACTTACCTAATGGTACTTGGTTCGTTAAAATGAAGATTGAGAATGATGACCTTTGGAATAAGATAAAAGAAGGAGAACTAAAAGGATTAAGTATTGAAGGCTACTTTACAGATAGAATGGAAGCTATGTCAGAAAAGCAACCAACTAATGAAGAAATACTAAAAGCACTAAACGAAATAATCACAAAATCAAACAAGTAACTAATCTTTCTATTATATATAGAACTTAAAAGAAAACTATGGATATTAAAGAACAAATTTTGGTAGCACTTGGTCTTGACAAAGGCGAAGAAGTAGTAATGGCTTATCAAGCGAAGTCAGAAGACGGAACTATTTTCGTTTCAACTGCTGAAGAGTTAGAAGCAGGAGTAGATATTTCTGTGTTGACAGAAGATGGTACGACTATCTTATTACCTGTTGGAACTTACAAGACTGATACAGGCGTAACTTTCAGAGTAGAAGAAGAAGGTATCGTTGCTGAAGTTATGGAAACTGAAACTGAAGAAGTAGTTGAAGAAGAATTAGCTGATGAAGATAAAGATTTAGCTGAGGTTGCAGACATTGAAGATTGGAGAGGATTAGAAAAGAGAATCCAAAACTTAGAAGATGCTGTAGCTGACCTTAAAAGAGATAAAGACGGAGGAGATGATGAAGTTGAAGAAATGGCTGAAGTAAATGAAGAGCCTTCTACTAATCCAAAATCTATTAAGACTACAGAAGTAGTTGAGTTCTCAGCAGAAGACGAATTAACAAAGTTAAAAGCTGAAAATGAAAAATTAAAGACTGAGTTAGCAGAAGCACCTGCATCAGCACCTTTAGATACAAATAAATTTAGTTCAGAAAGAGCAACTCCTACTGCACAAGATTTTAGAAGAATGACAAGTAAGGAAAAATTCTTATATAACTTAAATAAATAATAAACAATAATTTAAAAAAACAAAACTATGGCAATTACAGTAGCTTCAAACTTTGCAGGTAAGGCAGCAGGATTCTACATCTCAGCAGCTTTAAAACAATCAAACTCGTTAGACTATCTAACAATGATAGAGAACATTAAATTTAAGAGTAATGTACAGGCTCTTAATCAAACAGTAAACAGCGTTGTAGACGCAACTTGCGACTTTACAGCAGCAGGTACTTTAGCTTTAACTGAAAAAGTATTAGAGCCTAAAAACTTACAAGTAAATATGGATATTTGTAAAGAAACGCTTTTGAGCAGCTTTGAAAGTTTACAAATGAGAGCTGGAGCAGGTGCACCTCCTTCAGTAGCTTTTGAAGACTATGTTATCTCTTATATGGGAGAAATTATAGCACAAGCAACTGAAAATTCTATTTGGGCAGGTACTAATGTAGCTGGACAATTTAATGGATTCTTAGGAGCAGGAACAGGACTTTTATTACCTGGTGTTGATGCAACAG